GTGCGACGAGCTTTGGGTGCTCAAGCTCGATGGCTGGGAGCACAGCCGGGGCGTCCAGGCCGAGATGAGCATCGCTCGCGCCGCTGGCAANCCGGTCCGCTTCGTGAGCGAGGCGGAAGTGGCTGAAGGGAAGGCCACGGCCGGCTGTGACTAGGCAAGAATCGAGAGGTTTTGATGCTTGAACGAACGTCCTTCCAGCCGCAGCATGTTGGCGCATCCGTCGCCGACCGAGAAGACTTTGCCCGGCAGGCCCGTAGGCAGGCTGGCGAAGTAGAGCCCGCCGGGGGTCTCGGAGAAGCACAGCGGATTGCCGCGGCGGACGACCAGAAGCCGCAGGGGCTTATTCCACAGGCCGAGCAGGGCCAGGGGGCCTTGGGTTTGGGCCACGGCCCAGGCCGCCCGCACAAGGAGCGTCCCGGCCCGGCGCATCATGAGCAGGCCCAGCACTTCGCTATCGCAGTCCGTCTTGGGCCGCAGGCCATAGCGCCACAGAAGTTCGGCGTAGTTGCGGACCACGCCGTTATGAACCAGCCACCCCCGGCCTGCGATGTGGGGGTGGTTATTGCGATTATCCTGGGGATCGCCATGGGTGGCCCAGCGGCAATGGCCGATGACGGCCACCGCGTGGCGGCAGGCCTCCAGGTCATCCAGGCAAGCGGTGGCCGCGCCCGGGCGCTTGAATGTTCGCAGCACGCCACCGGCGTCGACCCACGCCAGACCGAAGGCATGGCGGCCGCGGGCCTCTGTCTCGGCGGCGATCTGCCGCAGGCGGGCCAGGTCCGGCCCGCGTCCATTGGTGCTCAGGAATCCGAAGATACCGCACATGGTAGGCCCCTTGATAGATCAGGCTTTCGGGTGAAACACCGTCCCGCAACAAGCACAGCGGACCCGCTCGTCGTCGATCCAAACCAGCCGGTCGATATCGTCTTCGCCACATTGCGGGCAGGCCCGCCCGGAGACCCGCAGCTCCAATTCCGCAGCCACTGCCCCCAGCAGCACCGCATCGCGACGGGCGATGGCGGCCAGCTCGCGCTGGCGGCAGACGGCCGCGTCACCCTGCCGGGCGTCGGCCATCTCGCAGAGGCGTTCGGCCAGGCGGGCGAGTTCTGCTTGCCAATCGCCCGGCGGGACGTGGGAGCGGATACCTCGGGCCAGGACCGCGGCCCACTCGGCGGCGGTCAAGCGGTGGTCGGTAGCGTGTGCCATCAGCGTACTCCTTTCGTAGTCGGGGTTTGGGCTACCTCGTCAGGCGGCTGGTACCCAACCAGCCGCGACGCGGGTGTTGGCGCCCGCGTTTCGGTTTCAGGGCATGGCGTCGTACTTGGCGGCCAGACGGCGGAACTCGGCCTTGATCTGGTCCTGGGGGATGGCATCCGAGATCCATCCGTACTGCTTCCCGCCGTGGATGCGGGCGTAGCCTTGGCCCCAGGCGAGGTAGCCCAGAAGGCGTTCCGTCTCGCTCTGGCCGGGGCCCGCTTTCTTCCAGCCACCGCTGGGAGGCTTGGGGTTCCAGGTCGGCATCCGCTTGGCCGTCAGGGCCCGTTCGACCAGCCCCAGGCAGACNTGNATCCAACCNGCGACCTTGGTGGGGTTGAGCGATCCGCCGAAGACGCGGAACTCGACGGTGTCCTTGGTCCCCCGGGCCAGGTTGGTAAGGTTCAAGGCGTGGTACCGGTCGGTGTCCAATGCGGGTTTGGCGTTCTTGTCGTTGCCGTACTTTCGCACCCCGCCGCAGTACCGGCCNNGCTCGCGGTTCTTGGTGCCGGTGATCGCGTAGAGGCCCTTTTCCAGGTAGGCGACGATGGTGACCAGCCGGGCCAGGGCCTCGCTGGACCAATCGCGCTTCCACCCGACGTGGACGTGGACGCCGCAGGAGGCGTTTACGCGATGGCCCTTGGCCTTGAGCGTTTCGAGGACCTCGATGACCTGGCGGATGCCCTCCTCGCCCCGCAGGACCGGGCTTGTGATCTCGCATTTGTGACCCCCGTAGCTGTTGTCGATCGAGGCGTCGTATTCGGCCTTCCACCCGGCGGGCAGGTAGGGGACTTGAATCCCGTGGCGGTAGCTGCCGATCCGCAGGCCGTCGTTCCGTACCGCGCTGTCCGGGGCGATCGTTTCAATCTCGATTCCGAAGGTCAGTTCGTTGGCGTTCATGGCGTTCCCCTCGATGGTGTAATGTTCGTGCGTACATTACACATGAGCCATGAACGCGCGAAAACATCAAGCGGAATCCCGGCCCGCTGGCCCAGATTTTTCGGAATACCTTTGGGCTCAGGCGTAGCACCGCCTCACGCTTGTAACCGGCTTGCGACCAACGCGCGCGGCCGGTCGGCCAGGGGATGCCCCCTAGCGGCCATGGCCCCCGTTTGCGCCGTGGCGGCCGCCGGGCCGGGGCGGGTACAAAACCCCGCGGGGGCCTCTTCCGGCCCCACACGGGCCGCCTGTGGCCCCCTGTGGCCATGCCTTGCGTCGCAGGCGGGGCGTTGGGCTTGTAGGCCAAGGCCAAAAGAAAACCTCGGGGGTTGGCCCAGGCTTAGGCGACAGGCTTACTGTGTTTTACGCCCTGGCGAATTTGCCCCGCTCCACCTTGCGGAAGCGGGACTGAGCCCCCTTGGCCGCGATCTCGCGGACGATGGCAGCGTAGAGTGTCCGCGCAGGCGTCTTGCCGCCGGGCGACTTCCAGTAGCCTCTGGCTTCCGCCTCGGCGACGATGTCCTTGGCTATCATCGGCCGCCCCGCTTCTTCCAGTACCCGGGCAGCGGCTTCCAGACCGCTGGTACGCTTCGGCCGGGGCTCGCCCTGGGTCGGGTGCCTGCGCGGCTTGGCCTCGACGGCGCCAGCGCTGTTGGAAATTGCCGTCACCTGCGACTCAGCCGCGCACTGGGGCCTGTTGGCCTCGCCCCGCAGCCGCTGCGGGCTCTTGATACGGACCTTCTTGCCGGTGGCCAGATTCGTCCCGTCCCAGCCGCCATAGAGGCTCTCGGCATCGANCCGCACTTGCGTCAGCTTGCCGTTCACCTTGGCCAGGTAGACCTTGCCAATCTGCACTTCGTCGCGTCTCATCGCATCGCTCCTTGGAAACAAAAAACCGGACGTTTCGTTCGCGTCATGACACACAAGCCATGTTTCGGCCGGCACATCAAGCGGGTCTTTCACCACCTCGGCCGGAATTCGCGGAATCCTTTCACGTGGAGGCGTAGCGCGGGATGACGGACACCACTGCCCAAGGACAGCACGGTAGCACACTGAACCCCCAGGCCTTACGGCTGGATGCTTTGGCCCGGATTCTCTCGGCCGCCGGTCCAAAGGTGGTCACCGTGGACATGCTCCAGGCGGATATCGATGCCGGGGCCCCCACGAACGCCGACGGCACGCTGAACCTGGTCNATTACGTGGCCTGGCTGCTGAAGGAGATGGGCCGTGGCGATTGACCCCAGGCGATTGCGTCCCAGCGACCTGTGCCGGCTGGTGAACTCCACCCCGCTGGGCACGGTACTGGATGAGCGGCAACTGCATCGGCACCGCACCCGGGCGGGCTTTCGCCTCGGCGACGGCAGGCATGTGGACCTGTTCCGCTACGCGGCGTGGCTAGTGGAACTGCGGCACACGCCAAAAGCACAGCCCGAGGGCGACCCCTACGAGAAGCTTAAGGCGCGTGCGGCAGCCCGGAACAAGGCCCTATCGCTGGCCGGCCGCGACATTGGCGAGCTGCCGACAGTTGCCAACCCGGAACGGAAAGCGCGGGCCGAGCGTGATTTTCGCTTCTTCTGCGAAGCCTACTTCCCGATGACGTTCCACCTGCCGTGGTCGCCGGACCATCTGAAGGTCATGGCCAAGATCGAGCAGGCGGTCTTGCGGGGCGGGCTGTTTGCGATGGCCATGCCCCGTGGGGCGGGGAAGTCGTCGCTGGCCGAGACGGCCTGTTTATGGGCCGTGCTCTACGGCCACCGGGAGTTCGTCTGCCTGATCGGCTCGGACGAGGGCCATGCCATGGACATGCTCGAGTCGATCAAGATGGAACTGGATGGCAACGAGCTACTCTTGGAAGACTTCCCCGAGGTGGTCTACCCGATCCATTGCCTGGAGGGCATTGCCAATCGCTGCGCTGGGCAGCTTTACCGGGGCCAGCGGACCCATATCGGCTGGACCGCCCGGGAGATCGTCCTGCCGACGATCCCCGGAAGCAAGGCCGCAGGTGCGATCATCAAGGTGGCGGGCCTGACGGGTCGCATCCGGGGCATGAAGTTCAAACGGGCCGACGGAAAGACGGTGCGGCCCAGCCTGGTGGTGCTGGACGACCCGCAAACCGACGAATCGGCTCGCAGCCTGTCGCAGTGCGCCACGCGGGAGAGCATNCTGGCGGGGGCCGTACTGGGCCTGGCCGGTCCGGGCCGGAAGATCAGCGGCATCATGCCCTGCACGGTGATTCGGCCGGGCGACATGGCCGACAACATCCTGAATCGAAACAAGCATCCAGAGTGGAACGGCGAGCGGACGAAGCTTGTTTACAGCTTCCCCACCAACGAGAAGCTCTGGCAACGCTATGCCGAACTGCGGGCTGACAGTTTCCGTCGCGGCGGCCACGGCGAAGAGGCCACGGAGTTCTACCGCCAAAACCGCCAGGCAATGGACGAGGGGGCTGTGGTGGCCTGGCCGGAGCGCTACAACCACGACGAGCTATCCGCCATTCAGCATGCCATGAACCTCAAGCTCCAGGACGAGCGGGCCTTCTGGGCCGAATACCAGAATGAACCCTTGCCTGAGGAGTCGGTGGAAGAGGAAGACCTTTCTGCGGACCAGATTGCATCCAAACTAAACCGCATGCGGCGGGGCGAGGTGCCTATCGGGTGCAATCACCTCACGATGTTCATCGACGTGCAGCAGAATCTGTTGTTCTTTGTGGTGGCGGCCTGGGAAGACGATTTCACCGGCTACGTGATCGACTACGGGACTTATCCCCAGCAGCATCGACCGTATTTCACACTTCGGGACGCCCAACCTACACTGGCGGCGGTAACGAAAGCCAGCGGTGTGGAAGGGGCAATCTACGCCGGGCTGGAACAGCTTACGCGGGATTATTTGGCGCGTGAGTTCCGCAGGGATGATGGGGCCCAGTTGCGGATCGAGCGGTGTCTGGTGGATGCCAACTGGGGCCAGTCCACCGATGTAGTGTACCAGTTCTGCCGCCAGTCGGCCCATGCCACGGTGCTGATGCCCAGCCACGGCCGGTTTGTTGGGGCATCCAGCCGTCCTTTGAACGATTACCAGCGCAAGCCAGGGGATCGCTGTGGTCTCAACTGGCGAATTCCCAACGTTCAGGGCCGCCGGGCTGTGCGGCACGTGATCTATGACACAAACTTCTGGAAGTCGTTCGTTTATACCCGGCTGGCTACATCGATGGGCGATCGGGGCTGTCTTTCTCTTTTTGGCGACCGGCCGGAGCGGCATCGGCTTTTCGCTGAGCACTTGACGGCCGAGTATCGCGTGAAGACTGAAGCCCGCGGCCGCGTAGTGGATGAGTGGAAGTTGCGCCCCTCGGCAGGCGACAACCACTGGCTGGATTGCCTGGTCGGATGTGCTGTGGCCGCGTCGATCCAGGGGGTGGCTCTGCCGGGGATGACCGCCGAGCCTGGCAAGGATCGCCGGCGGGTGAGCTTCGCGGAGCTTCAGCGGAGGAGACGCAATCGATGAATGATATCACCGACAGCTCAATCCCTCAGTCCAAAGCTGCTGAACCGCCGCGTGGCATTGTATGCCCGCGATGCGGGTGCTGCCACTTCCGCACAACGCACACTGAGCCCTTGCCCAGCGGCCGCATCCGCCGCCGTAAGGTCTGCCGGCACTGCGGCCGACGCATGGTGACCTACGAGCTGCCCCCCGGGATGGCAGGCCCGGATCGCTATATGTAGCACGATTTCGTTTTTTTGGGCGATTCGGCCGACAGGTCGCGACCAATTGGCATATATAAGAACATAGACGGCAGCATGTTTCTGTAGTTACCTTGAGGGACCATGACCGATCATCTCGACGAGACCATTCGCCAGAACGCCCAGGGGCCAGCTAAGGTCGCCAGTGATGCGGGCAGTGTCGAGCAGCATTGCTTTCCGAACAGATCGAGGCGGATAAGTACTTATCAGCAAAAGAGGCCGTGCAGAAAACTCGCCGCGGCTTGCGTTTCAATAAGCTCGTCCCGCNGGGGGTGAACTGAATTGTTGGCGTGGATTCGGCATATATGGGCCAGGAAGGCCAACCCCACCCGTCGTCGCTGTCAGCCGACGTCGCTTTATCTGCGGGCCCGCTACGACGCGGCGATGACCACCGAAGAGAATCGCCGCCACTGGGCGGCCGCCGATGGGCTCTCGGCCCGGGCGGCCAACAGCCCCGAGGTCCGGCGCGTCTTACGGAACCGCGCCCGCTACGAGGTAGCCAACAACAGTTATGCCCGGGGGATCGTGCTCACGCTGGCCAACGACACCATCGGTACCGGCCCGCGGCTCCAAATGCTCACCTCAAATGCTGAGGCGAACCGCCGGATCGAGCAGGAGTTTTCCAGGTGGGCCAAGGCGGTGGGGCTGGCCGAGAAGCTCCGCACCATGCGCATGGCCCGGGCCCAGGATGGCGAGGCGTTTGCCATCCTGACGAGCAACCCGCGATTGCCCACGCCCGTGAAGCTCGACCTCCGCCTGATCGAGGCCGACCAGGTGACCACACCTGACCTGAACGCGCTTGACAGCAATGCCGTGGATGGGATCGTCTTCGATTCGAGCGGCAATCCGGTCGAGTATCACGTGCTCCGCACACATCCGGGGGATACGCTCGGGATTTTGGGCCGCCAGTACGACCGCCTGCCGGCTGATTCGGTGATCCACTGGTTCCGCATGGACCGCCCCGGGCAAGTCCGCGGCATTCCCGACATCATGCCGGCCCTGCCGCTTTTTGCCCAGCTGCGGCGATTCACGCTGGCGGTGATCGCCGCGGCCGAGACGGCGGCCGACTTCGCAGGCATCCTCTACACCGACGCCCCGCCGGGGGGCGAGGCCGACGCGGCCGAGCCGTTCGAGCCGATCGAGCTGGAAAGCCGGGCCCTGGTCACTATGCCCGGCGGCTGGAAGATGAGCCAGCTTCAGGCCGAGCAGCCGGCGACCACCTACGCCGAGTTCAAACGAGAAATCCTCAACGAAATCGCCCGCTGCTTGAACATGCCGTTCAACATCGCGGCAGGCAACTCATCAGGGTACAACTACGCCTCTGGCCGGCTGGACCACCAGACCTACTACAAGAGTTTGCGGGTCGAGCAGGCCTATTTGGAAAGTGTGGTGCTCGACCGTGTGCTGGCCGCGTGGCTCGATGAGGCGGTGCTGATCCCGGAGCTGTGGCCAGAGGACCTGGGGCCCATGCCCGACTGGCCGCACCAGTGGTTCTGGGACGGGCAGGAGCACGTGGACCCGGCCAAGGAGGCGACGGCCCAGGCGACGCGATTGGCCAGCCATACGACGACCTTGGCCTACGAGTACGCGCGGCAGGGGCGTGATTGGGAGGAGGCCCTCCGTCAGCGGGCCAAGGAACTGGCCCTGATGCGCGAGCTGGGACTCACGCTGATTGAGAGCCTGCCTGGATCACTGCCGGATGACAAAGATACCGACGAGGACAACGAAGAGGAGGAAGTGACCAATGCCGCTGCCACAGCGTAAGCCCGGCGAAGGGCACGATGAGTTCATCGAGCGGTGCATGGCCGATCCGGTCATGGTGAAGGAGTTCCCCGACGCGGCTCAGCGCCGGGCCGTCTGCCAGCGTCAGGCACAAATGCGAGCGGAGGCGCACCTGAACCTGATCTGCGACCCGGGCTCGATCACGATCGAGGCTGCCGAGGAGGGCCGGGGCGATGGCCGGCCCAAGCTGCCCCGATTCTCGATGGTCGCCTACACGGGCGGGCCGATGCGGATCGCCGGGTGGCGCTGGCCGGTGATCGTGGACTTGGCTGGCCTGTCTATCCCCTCGCAGAGTCGGCCGATCCGCTTCGGCCATGACATGCAAAGCGGCGTGGGGCACACCGACGCGATCCGCGTCGAGGATGGCCGCCTGGTAGCTACGGGCGTGGTGTCCCGCGACACGCCGGCAGCCCGGGAGATCGTGGCCAGTGCCCGCAATGGCTTTCCCTGGCAGGCCTCGATCTCCGCCCAAGTCGAAGAATTCGAGTTTGTCAAGGAGAACCAAACGGTGCTCGTCAATGGTCGCCAGTTCGTCGGGCCGGTCAACGTGGTCCGCAAGGCCACATTGGGCGAGATCAGTTTCGTGGACCTGGGGGCCGACGGGGCGACCGCAGCCAGCGTGCAAGCCAGTCAACAGGAGGACAACCCTATGGAAACCGCGTCTAACGCCAATCAAGTGCAGCCTGATGATCTTGCGAAGACGCAGGTCGCAGCGGCTGACAACCAGGCCGGGCCCGAGCCCGAAGTCGCAAATGCCCAGCCCCGAGCGGCCGACGAACAGGCAGCTGAGGCGGCCCGCATCTTAGCTATTCGTCAAGTCTGCGGCGGGAAACACCCGGAGATCGAGACAAAGGCGATCCAGGAAAAGTGGGACGTCCAGCGCACGGCCTTGGCCGTCCTCCGAGAGGAGCGCCCCAAGGCCCCGGCTGTCCATGTCCGGCCCCCAGAGGCCGTCACTGGGCGAATGCTCGAGGCCGCCTGCATGCTCTCGGCCAAGGCCCAAGGTGTGGAAGAGCTCTTCGACGAGCCGACGCTGGATGTGGCCAGCCGCCGGTTTCGCGGCGGGATCGGACTGCAGGAGCTGCTGTTGGAAGCCGCCTGGGCCAACGGGTACACCGGCCGCAGCTTCNGCGACAGCCGCACCGTGCTGCGGTTCGCCTTCCGGCCGGAACTGGAGGCCGGCTTCTCGACCATCGACATCGGCGGCATCCTCTCCAACGTGGCCAACAAGTTCCTCTTGGACGGCCTCTTTTCGGTCGAACGCACCTGGCGGAACATCTGCGCGGTACGGAACGTCTCAGACTTCAAAACGGTCACGAGCTACCGGCTGATCGGCACGGACCAGTACGAACAAGTCGCCCCGGGCGGGGAACTGAAGCACGGTACGCTAGGCAACGAGACCTACACCAACAAGGCCGACACCTATGGCCTGGTGCTGTCGATCGACCGCCGGGACATCATCAACGACGACCTGGGGGCGATCACCACCGTGCCCCGCAAATTGGGCCGGGGGTCGGGCCTGAAGCTGAACGACGTCTTCTGGAGCACGTTCCTTAATAACGCCAGCTTCTTCACAGCCGGCAACAAGAACTACCTGGAAGGGGCCGACACGGCCCTGTCGATCGATGGGCTCACGAAGGCCGAGGTGACCTTCATGGACCAAGTGGACTCCGACGGCAAGCCGATCGGGATCATGCCGGCGATCCTCTTGGTGCCCACGGCGCTATCGGCCATCGGCTCGCAGCTTTACAAATCGATGGAGCTGCGGGACACGACGAGCAATAAGAGCTACCCGGTGGCCAACCCGCACCAGGGCAAGTTCCGGGTCGAGGTGAGTCGCTACCTGTCCAATGCCTCTTATTCGGGCAGTTCCAGCAAGGCCTGGTATCTGTTGGCCCTGCCGGATGACCTGCCGGTGATCGAGGTCGCGTTCCTCAACGGCCAGGAAAGCCCGACGATCGAGACGGCCGATGCCGACTTCTCGGTGCTCGGCATCCAGATGCGCGGCTATCACGACTTCGGTGTCGCCCTGCAAGACCCGCGGGGCGGCGTGAAGATGAAGGGCGAGGCCTGATCCTTTGGGTGAGGGCTGACAACTGAAAGCTGAACACGGAAGGAGCAACCCAGATGGCACTTGCGGTTTTCGTACAAGAGGGAGACCAGATCGACTACACGCCGTCGGCGGATGTGGCGGCTGGCGATGTGGTGGTCCAGGGGGACTTGGTGGGCATCGCCCGTAGTGCGATCCCCGCCGGCACACTGGGCACGCTGGCCGTGGCTGGCGTGTTCGACGTGGTGAAGGCGAGCGAGACGGAGTTCGCAGTCGGGGCTAAGGCCTATTGGGACGCCACCAACAAGCTGGCGGTGACCGCCGACGGCGGCGGGGCCAACAAGCTTGTGGGCAAGGCCGTCCGCGCGGCGGGCGCCGGGGCGACCACCGTCCGCGTCCGGCTGAGCCAGTGATCCGCTCATGGGCGACCTGCTCGATGACGGCTTGGCCTGGCTGGCCGAGCAGCTCAAGGCCCATGCCTCGCGGACAGTAGTCTATCGCCGCGGGACAAGCGAGGTCACTGTTCAAGCCCTCGTTGGACGGACGCTCTTGAAGCTCGACGACGGCTACGGGGGCGTCCGCATGGAGTGGACCGACCGGGACTTTGTGATTGCGGCCGACGACTTGGTGCTCGGCGGCGAGAAAACGCTCCCACAGCGAGGCGACCAGGTCCGAGAGACCGTCGATGGCCAGGCGCTGGTCTACGAGGTGCTGGCGCCAGGCAGTGAACCGGAGTGGCGCTGGAGCGACCCGCATCGGCGGCTCTTGCGGATTCACACCAAACAGGTCGGCGAGGAGTGACAAAGGATGATGCGACTGCGTGCTGTGATTCTGGTGGCTTTGCTGGCGGGGTTGGCTGCGGTCGGTCTCGGGGCTGTGGTCGGCGGCAACCGGGCCCCCGACGGGACTGAGGTCCAGTGCGATTTTCCCGCGGAGCTGCATCGCCGCAACACCACGTCGCGGGGCCAGGGTTGTTGTGTCTGGACCTCGATCCACCATGCGGCCACCTGGCAGAACGTGCCGGCCTATCAAGAGGCCCCGAAGTGGATTCAGGAGCACGGCATCCCCGGCGGGGCGTATCCGGGGGCCGTGGAAAAGTACCTCCCCGAGATGGCCCGCCAGCGCGGGGAAAGCCAGGCCCCGGCATTCCTCAACTACCAGGGGAGCGACCTGGAGCTATTGAAACTCGCCTGCCGCACGGGCCGAATGCCGTGTGTGACCTATTCGTTCAGCCCCACTGGCCGCTACGGCGGCGGGCGGATCGCCCACATGGTCAACCTGGTCCATGCCGACGATCACTACTTTGCTGTCTTGGACAACAACTATATCGGGGAAAACCAGATCGAGTGGATGACGCCTGAGGAGTTCCGGCGTTCGTGGACGGGCCTAGGGGGCGGGTGGGCGGTCATTTTGCTGAACCCGCCCCCACCGCCTGTGCCGCGGAATTAGGATGCAGGGTAATAAAAAATGTACGCGCTGTTATTTTCGCTCTTCTTTGGGCAGTGCGGCCCCGGTGGTTGTGCGATCCCGCCGCAGGGCCAACCGATGGTCACCGACCGCACGGTGTGGCAACAGGCCATCTTTGATCTAGAACTTGTGCCCCCTGAGGCCCAACTCTGGTTCGACGATTCTGCGGTCCAGGTTGTAAATGGAAAAGCCTATGTGCGAACGCCCCCCTTGGAGCCCGGCCGGCGCTACCGCTATCGCGTCACGGCCCGGTGGGGCGATGTCGAGCGTGCGTGGACTCTGAGCTTTTCGCCCGGGCAGACGGTCCGCGTGGCGCTCCGGCGCGATGAACCCGCGCCCTCGACGCCGGAGAGCACCACGGGAACAAGCGGCTCCTCCGCCGCTTCACCATCGCCACCGGCCTCGACCAAGCCGGCTCAGCCACAACCGCCTTCGCCACCTCGGCCGTCTGCGCCAGCCTCTGACGCTGCCGGCGGCGCCGCACCTCCCGGTGGTCCCGGACCTGCGTCCAAGCCGGAAGGCCGGTTGCCGGTGGTGGAGCAAGACGGAGTCCAGAACTTCGGCATTGATCGCTCCGGCCTGAATGGTTCGGCCGAACGGATCACGCTTGATGGCAGGGAGATCACTCGTTCCGAGGCTGCGCAGATCCTTCAGGCTGGGAGCCTTCACGACGACAGTGGCAAGTTGCGCCTGACGGTGATCGGCACGGAGGCCGACCGCCGCCGGGTGCTCGATGACTTAAAAGGCCCGCTTGCCGACGTTGCGGCCCAGTGCCTGGTCCAGGGCTACCCGCCCGATCATTGGGCCGTGGCTAGGGCAGGCTTCTACACNNCTGGAAAGCCGACGATCTACGTGCAGGCCCCAGACGGCAAAGTCCTGCATCGCCAAGACGACTATACAGACGGGGCAGAGGGATTGAGGCTGGCCTTCGAGCAACTTCGCAAACCCGATCCGGACTACCGCCCAGACAAAGATCCGGACCTCAGGCGGCCGGTGAGAGGCTTGTTGTCGAGGGTCTTTGAATTTCTGATGCATCCCTTCCGTACAATCCTCTCGTGGCTTCTCGCCGCGGGGGTGGCGTTCATCCTTGTCGTGTTGGTGATGAAAGGCTGGCTGTTCTACCTCTTCGGCCTTTTGGCAAATCTCGTGCCCGGGCCGCCGAAGACTACTCCCAAACCGCAAAGCCAGGGCTCTAAGACCCGCACGCCCCGGCGATCTTCCACCAAATCACGCGCGAGGAGGTGATCGGCGTGTCTACGATCGTCAATCTAGCCGATGCGGTGGTCTCGGAGCTGAACAACGAAGAGTGGAGTCTCCCGTTCGCCGCCCGGCGGCTCTATCGGCCGCGATTTGCGCCAGTGGACTTGAAGACGCTTCAGGTGAGCGTCGTCCCCAGAGCTTTGCTGATGGAGGGGGCAAACCGCACTGAGGACAGCCACCAGTACCAAATCGACGTCGCCATCCAACAGAAGCTCGATGCCGAGACGGTAGAAGAGATCGATCTATTTGTGGGGCTGGTCGAAGAGATTGCCCGGCATTTCCGGTGGCGGCGGCTGGCGGCGATGCCCAGCGCGTTGTGCGTCAAGGTCGAGAACGAGCCGGTCTATGCCATCGAGCACCTCGAGGAGCTGCGGTGCTTCACCAGTATCCTGACCCTCTCGTTTCGTGTGCTGGAGTGAGCGATGGTGGGAATGAAGGCGAAAACCCGCAGCCAGATGCACAAGGTCGCCCGGAAAGCCAAGCGGGCCAACATCGAGAATCTTGGTCATGCCGGTGGTGCGATCCGGCTCGCGGCCGTCCGTAGCATCCGCAAGCGCAAGGGACCGGCCAAACCCGGCCAGCCGCCGCATACGCACACCCGGCGGTTGCCCCGGGCGATCAAGTACGCCGTCGAGAAATCGCGCCCGGTGGTGGTCATCGGGCCGGACGTGGAGTCGTTCGGTACGGCCGGGAAGGCCCACGAGCACGGCGGGCGCTACCGGCATGAGCGCTACCCGAAGCGCCCCTTCATGGGCCCGGCCCTGGAAAAGATCAAACCCCGCCTGCCGAAACTATGGGCCGGATCGGTACGGTAATTCACACTGTGGAGGATAGAACATGACAACCAATTGGAAACTCGGCCGCGAGTGTACGCTGTCGATCGGCAGCAACCCGTTGAAGCTGGCCAAAGAGGTGACCGTCGAGCTGGGTGGGAGCGAGGCCGACGTAACGACGCGGGACAGCCAGGGCATCAAACGGACCGTGGTGGCGCTCAAGGAATTGACCATTTCGGGTACAGCGGTCTACTCGCCGGATGATGTCGCCGTGCAGGCCCTGATCACCGCCTACACGGACGGCACTGCGATCGAGGTGACGGTTTCGGACCCGACCTTGAGCTACACCGGCAAATGGGCGGTCACGAGCCTCTCGCAAGGCCAGCCGCTGGAGGACGTGGCCACGCTGGAATTCACGCTCAAACCGACACTGGAGGCCTCGACAGTATGAGAACTTTCCAGGATAGCGCTGGTCGAACGTGGACGGTCGCCGTCAACGTGGACGCTGTTAAGCGGGTGCGCGACCTCTTGAAAGAGGACCTGCTTGATATCGAGAAGACTTTGCCGCGGCTTTTGGTCGATCCGATCCTCTTGTGCGATGTGGTCTATTGCGTCTGCAAGCCACAGGCGGATGCCGAGAAGATTTCCGACGTGGACTTCGCCCGGGCGATGGCGGGCGGNACCATCGCCCAGGCCAAGGCGGCCCTGCTCGAGGANCTCGTGGATTTTTTCCCCGAGCCGAGCCAGCGGGAGACCCTCCGGCTGGCGATCGCCAAGTACAAC